TGTTTTGTTAACTGTGGACCTGACAGAACGCATTTGGTGATCTCAAAAAGGAGTTCATCATGATTAAGTACAGGGTCTTTTCAAAAGAAGTAATTGCTGATAACATGGATCAAGAAGAAGCCTTGACTTGTGTTGAAATATTAAGACAAAACAATCCAGATATCCTTTATGACATAGAGGAATACAACTGGTCACATGTTGAAAAACGCATGGGGCGTGATCCAGACCTTCACTAAACTATTATAAATAGTCCCATGCAAGATTTCATGGGTAAAGACGGTTTCAGTTGGTTCGTTGGTGTGGTTGAAGACAGGAACGATCCTGCTCAGTTGGGTAGGGTTCGTGTTCGTGTTCTCGGACGGCACAGTGATGACTTGACTCAGGTTAAGACTATTGATCTCCCGTGGGCCCATGTGATGCACCCTGTAACTGATCCTTCTATGCAGGGATTAGGTCACACACCTTCTTTTATAACAGAGGGTTCGTGGGTTGTTGGATTCTTTAGAGATACTGAAGCACAGCAACCTGTCATTATGGGTACATTGCCGGGTATTCCAGATTCAGAAGCTAATCCAGCGTCAGGATTTAATGATCCCCGTAGTGATGATTCTTTTCAAACTGAATATGAATTTGCTCCTACTTATGGTCCTTACCCCGGCGATATAGAACATAGTGGCCACGAGGTTGGCGAGCCTGATACTAATAGACTAGCAAGAGGTGAAAACTCAGAATCACATCAGTCTCTTATTTCCCGTAGAGAACAAAGACTAGCTGGTGATCCCTCTGGGGAAACTCCCGAAGATGTTGATGAGGGCATTTCTTACGGTATTCCAACTGCAACCAAACCAAACATAAAAACCGTCAGTGATGAATTAAAAGAAGATGAAAAACGGGGTTTCTGGGAGGAGCCACACCCTAAAGGTATTATTGCAGATGCAAACCCATACATTTCTGGTGTCTATCCCTACAACCATGTATTTGAATCTGAGTCTGGTCACATTACGGAAGTTGATGATAGCCCCGGCGCAGAAAGAATGTTTCGCCAGCACATGGCAGGAACATTTGAAGAGATTCACCCCGATGGCTCTGTTGTTACCAAGATCGTTGGAAGTAACTACGAGATTGTGATTGGTAGCGAGAACATCGTTATCAAGGGTTCACAGAATATCACAGTTGAGGGTTCAGTAAGAGAGCTCATCAAGGGCGACTACATACAGGAGATTGAAGGAGACTTCGTTCAGAAGATTCACAAGAACCATCGTGTCAAGGTAGGTGCTGCAAACGATGCACATCCAAGAGGGCCGGGTGGTAATCGTGAAGAAGAGATTATCGGTAATCATTCTTTCAATATCAACGATGATATCAAAGGTAGAGTCGGTGGTGATTCGGTTGTCACCTTTGAGAAATCTAAAATTCAAATTGTTGGTGGTGGATATGATTTAGATGTTACGGGTAAGAAGATGGGTTCAAACGCTGGTGGCGATGGTATTTATATATCAACGGGTTCTAATTACACTGTGCTTGCAAAGACCGATATATCTCAGTCAACCATATCGGGGATTGTTTCTATTAAATCTGGTAGCACACTGAACATGAAGTCAGCATCTGCAATGACTATCAATCCAGAAACAACACTGAGTCAAATCGTTGGTACTGCATGGACAAGTACCACAGGAACAACATGGACTCATACCTCTACAGGTAACGTAGCAATTAACGGTGCAAGGATTGACTTGAACTAATGGCTGAATTTCAATTTATAGTGAATGGAGAACTGGTTACTTATAATAAATACGAAGACATACCAGAAGATTTCGAAAATGTTATCAAGTTTATGCCAGACACACCAGAACCAGAAGGTGAAGATGGTAATCACACTGATGAACAACATGAAGCAATGGCAGTATGGAATGAGAGACTGCAAGAACTGATGGAGAAAGAACGTGCCCGCAGCAACTAGAATTGGCGATGCAGATGTTACACACTGTTCCACTCCAGTAAGAGCAGAAGGATCACCAACTGTGTTTGTGAATAATATTGCATGGTCGAGACAGGGTGATAATAATACCACACATCTTCTGCCCGGCGCACCGTGTCCATCACATGCAGCACCAATTGCAACGGGTTCATCGACTGTCTTTGTCAACGATAAAGGTGCTGGTAGAATTGGAGATGGTATCAGTGGATGTACTTCTGTTGCTGCTGGAAGTCCCAATGTATTTGCAGGAGGTTAGTCATGGTTGATTTTTCAATTCCAAATTTGTGTGGTGCTAGTCCAGAACTGAATGATGTCCTATCTAAACTTGCTGATGCGAAAGCAGACGCAAAGGCAAAACTTGATGAAGCTGCATCTACTGCTGCAGCTGCGTTTGGAGAAGCTCAGAATGAACTTGCGGGTCTGAAGGATAAACTTCAATCAATTGAGATACCAACTCTACCGAAGTTAAATTTACAAGCAGAGATAGCAGGGCTTGCCTCACAGATACCCGGCACTCCATCTTTTCTTTCTGCTCTTGCAAAAATTAAAACAGAGTTTGAAGATGACATCAAGTCCGCTGGTTTAGAGTTAGATAGTCTTGTTAGTGATGCAACTAAAGCAATATCGGGTGGTGGTGATATTTGTGCGCTTGTTCCCAATCTTGAGAAAGATGCTGGGAGTACTGAACCAGCAGTGCAAAAACCTATCGCACCAAAACAAGCAGCTGTTCCTGCCGTAACTGAAGCCGCCTCGGTATCAAACGATAATGCAAATGTTGCTGTAACAGTTGCCGAAAATAAAGAAAAGACGGAATCTTATAAGGTTACTAAAACTCTACCAACAAAAGATACGGGTTCATTTGTTGTTGCAACAGAAACAAAGAAAATATCTGTTAAAGAAACTGTTATAACGGTGAGCACAGATAAAAAATCTAATGTTGCAACTAAAGAAGCTCCTTTCATGAGCGAACGAAAGTTGGCGACGGAATATATCCCAATCAGTAATGTAGAAATTTCTGGTGATTCATTAATAATCAAAAATTTAAAACATAAACCCACTCTCGTTAAAACCGTCTACGTTCACCCCACTGCAAACGAAGCTAATGCGAAACTTCTTGTACTACCAAAAGATGATTTAATTAAATTGGGAAGAAAAATTGCGACTAAGGAAGAATGGAAGGCGGTTAATGCAGCTTGGCAAAAAGAAAAAAAACCACCATACTATCGTAGTAGAAATGGACCACATATGGCAGAAATTTATCCGAGACAGGACACGATGTCACGTGCCAAGGCAACATCGTCACCATCTATCAGTTCGGATGGTAGTGTTACAATTTTAAGTCCAGATATTATACCCAAATCAAATCACCCCGGCAATATTAAAGGTGTTGTTGGATATAAACTACCGAATCGATTTAGATTGTCGGGCGAGATCGTTGAGACAAAGAAATGGAGAGGGCCCTCCGGCAACGGGACGAGAGACTCGAGCCGGAACAGAAGATTCAGAGGGTATGCTGTAGTTATTAGATACGAATATCTTGGTATTTATAAACCAGAGGTTGATCCTGAACCACCGAAACCGACACCAGCCGAAGACCCCGCAGCTTTTGCCGCCGCCGTCGCCGCCGAGGATGCAAAAGACAAAGCTTGGGAAGCTTCAGCTGAAGGAAAGGCATTTTTGAAAGAAGAGGCGGATGACGAAGCTCGGTATCGTGCAGAGCAGGCCGCTGAGGAAGCCGCTTTCAGGGCATCAGGTGGACTCGACGGCATCCCCGGCAGCACATAGAAACATGAAGTGAGCTCAAAAAATAATACCTGACGTAAAGACATAAATACAAACACATATAGAGGAGTTATATTATGGGAAAGAAAAAATCAAGGGCGACACAAACATCAAAGGGTGAACGCAACAACGTAAGCAAAGATGTGAGTAAAGCACTTCGTAGAGATTACTTGCAGAATAACCTTGCACGAACAACTAATCAAGTTAGTGCGTTTAAGAAGGGTAAGAATGTCATGCTGACAATTCCTAACCCAAATACAAATGAGACAAACAAACCATTTGTTCGTGTGAATGCAAAGGACGTTTGGAAGTTTAATAAACCTTATATCATGAAACATAATACATCAGAAAATGTATAAATAATAATAAAGAGGAATACTCATGGGCGCTAAAGACGCATACACTGACGGTACATATCAGGGACAAGAACGAGCTGCTCAACTGTATTCCGATATAGATTTGTTTTTTGGACCTAAGACGGGAACAAATGATATCAACAAGGTAACAGATTTTACGGCCGTCAAACGATCTGTCAGAAATCTTGTTCTAACTAACTTCTATGAGAAACCCTTTCATCCCGAAATTGGTTCTGGTGTGAGAGATATTCTATTTGAGCCTATGACTCCTATCACGGCATATGTTCTTACCATGAAGATAGAAGAGGTGATTGAAAACTTTGAACCAAGGGCTAGACTCGTTGGAGTTACAGCCACACCTAATCTTGATAACAATGCATATAATGTTTCAATTGAGTTTTATGTTGTCAACGCACCCACAGAACTTGTCAACATGGAAGTTCTATTAGAGAGATTACGATAATGGCAGCAAACAGACAGCGACTCAGTGTAACAGAATTTGACTTTGATGAGGTTAAGGATAACCTAAAACTTTTCATGCGAAATCAGACAGAGTTCAAGGACTATGACTTTGAAGGTTCTGGTCTGTCTGCTCTTCTGGATGTCCTTGCATACAATACGCACTATCTTGGTTTCAACGCAAATATGCTTGCAAATGAAATGTTCCTTGACTCTTCTCAACTGAGGTCAAGTGTAGTTTCTCATGCGAAGACCTTGGGATACACCACTCGTTCTGCAACAGCATCTAATGCGGTTGTTGACATTTTTCTTAACACAACGAATGCAAGTGCAACGATGCCAGCAGGAACAGTGTTCAGTGCTAGTGTTGGAGATGAATCTTATCAGTTTGTAACTATATCTGATGTAACTTCATCTAACAGTGGTTCGACAATTGCCTTTAATGATGTTAGAATTTATGAGGGAAGTTATGTTTCAAGTCGATACGTTGCTGACACTCAGAATGTTGAACAGAGGTTTCTAATCAATGATGATCGTGCAGATACAACAACCCTTTCGGTTGTGGTTCAAAACTCTGCAACGGATACCACACAGACAACCTTTACTCAAGCAACAGATATTTCTGGACTAACCTCTACATCGAATGTATATTTTATTCAAGAGGTTGAGGATGGTCAGTATGAAATTTATTTTGGTGACGGTATTCTGGGTTCTGCGATAGAAGATGGTAATATTATTATCATGCAATATGTTGTGACTAATAAGGGCGCAGCTAACGGTGCAAGTACGTTTACTTCATCTTCTGCAATCGATACGGTCAATAGTGTTAATGTTGTTACTGTTTCAATTTCTGATGGTGGATCAGAACCAGAGAGTATTGAATCTATCAAGTACAACGCACCGTTAGATTATGCATCACAGGGCCGATGTGTTACAACAGAAGATTACAAGACATATGTTAAACAGTTGTTCGCAAACACTCAAGCGGTTTCTGTTTGGGGTGGTGAGGATGGTTCATTTAATCCGGTTACTGGTGTGTCTGATGTTGCAGAGTATGGTAAAATTTTCATTAGTATTAAGTCAACCACAGGACTAAATCTAAATGAAATTCAAAAGGCACAGTTAGTAACAGATTTGTCTCCGTACACTGTAGCGTCTATTACTCCCGTAGTCGTAGATGCAGAAAATCTAAACATTATCCTTAACGTCAATTTTAAATTCGATAGTAACAAAACAACAAATTCTAGAGAATCGTTAGAGACACTTGTACAATCTACTATCACAAATTACAATACTGATT